GCCATCTCATATGGTTTATCATTGAACCACTTAACCCTAGCGTAAGTCCACGGGACAGTCAAGCCTTCGTCTCTTTCCTCGAGGGACGTTACTACACCGTATCTTCTAATTCCATGCCACTCGTTATACACCACTTCGCCAATATTCATAAACTCTCTCTTTCTATTCTTGTTGCTTCTATATTATCAAACCAAACAACAATATCTTTTGTTCCTTGGTTTATTCGGTAATAGACACCCTTATATCTCTTCGCATCTTCATCCCTTATCGGGGTAAAGTATTCTGGATAGAGTCCAGGCTTATCCTCTTTCGCAAGAGACTTCAAAACTTTGTCCAAATTGGGCACCACCATTCCTGATGCTTTTTTCGACTTATGTAGTAAATCTTCCGGATCTTCAACCAAATCATATATGTCAGAAGCTGGAACCTTAACAGAGTAAAGGTTGTTTTTCGAACCTGCCACAACAGTTTCTAAATGTGATGGATCTAAATAAAAGAACACTCTTGGAAAAGAAGAAACATTATAGTCATTTTTACTATAAGACATTCTTGCGCTTCGAAACTTTTCCGGGTCTAATGGTATTACATCCATGTCTCTACCTGAAAAACGAAACAGCTCTATCTCCCCTGCTTCAATATACTTCTCTATCTCCTCTTTGAGTAAGAACTTTTGCCAGTTGTTGTGTATTGTATCCATACTATAATTACCTCTAAAGAAACTTTATTTCGCAACTTCCGCCGGCGCATGCTGCTTCGCCAGCCAAATCCGTATTATCTTCTTCTTCTGTTATTTTTGTTAAGTCGACTCCACTGAGGGACGCCATCAGAGCGTCGTAACGTTCCACTGAGCAATCTTCGAACGGAGCCTGCTTATAGTTGCCCCCATCATAAGGAAGGACAGAAAGCCCAGTGTATGACTCTCTGTTTTCCCACATCCACTCTCCAACGTCTGTCCATTCAGAATCCTTAAGAGAAATAGTCGCCGAAACATTGTGATTGTTCGGTCCTCTGCCGCCGCCGGGAAAAACCCAGTTTTCCGTAACACGCTTTACCCTCTTAAGCAATTGCAGAGCAGACTCTGCTCTAAGGATAGCCCCCTCTGGGGCTTTTTGCGGGACGGAGATGACTGCAGTATCGTGAGGACGAAAGTATTCGTCTTCCACCAGCTCTGGGTGACTTCTAGCCAAAAATGAATATATAGGCTCGTTCTTTCCCACGCGGATTCTCCTGATGTAATAATCGTTATGCCAGGCGTGAATACCGCTCGATGTTCCAAGCACTAACGATGTTGTACCTGCCGGTTTTACACACGTAGTTCTAGCAGCTGGAGATATTTCAATGAGCTTCGCCACTCTGACATTCTCCTTCTTTACCACAGCTGCCGCAGCCTTCATGTCAAGCTCCAAGACAGTTCCAGATGCGATGCCAGTCATGCTGACGCCCAATAAGGCGTCCTTATCTGTGTTAACCTGCCACACGGGGCGTAAATAGTGAAAGTCAGTATACCCAGCTTGCAATGTTCCGATGAAAGAGGCAACTCGAGCACGCTCTTCAAAATCTTTCTGATTTTCTATCTCGCTAACGTTAATTTCTGTCAAGTTACAAAACTGGCAAGATCTCAGAGATATCTCATGGCACGGATTAAATCCTCTTTCTTTGTCATTCGTAAAAGAGAATCCTGGTTCGCCAGCGCCGGAGGCTTGAATTCTCTCCCACAGGCTCATGAAGGTTTCTTTTGTTATTCTATGTCGCAGAATAACCACCGAATTGTTAGCCCTGCCTCTTTGCGGATTCTTCTCCCACCAGTTTCCAGTCTTAGCAGCTATCATCTCACTATCGTCTGCTGAAAATAAGGATATCATTGCTGCTCTGCGAATTCCACCTGCAAGAACTGCATCCGCCACATGACACATGATATCATGCGCCTCAATGGGCTCGAGCTTTTGTCCGTTTTCCTTGTTTTCTAAAATTCCCTTAATTTTCAGCAAACACTCCTTGAGAGGCTGTGGGCCGGGGGCTTTGCCTCCAGAAGTAACAAGCCTCTCCCCTTTCTGCCTGATATCCCCGTAGTCAAAGCGAACATGACTACTCCTATAACCATAGTAGGTTTCCATCAAAACCTTTACGGCGTCGGCCCAGCCTTCAATACTGTCTTGAATGAGATACCGGTACGTTCTACTTGAAGTTGGCTTTCTAATCTCTGGCAACTTCTCTATGTGATGCTTTTGTACAGAAAATCCGACTCCGGTGCCGCCGAGTAGCAAGAACATCGCCTCACTAAAAGCTCGATAATCGTCTAACGCGACAAAAGCACAGTTGAAAATTCTTGAAGGGTTAATCTCTATTGGCTTGCCACCAAACTGCATTGAACGCATAGATGGAAGAACTTTCTTATCATAAACCAACTTGTATGCCTTGCGAATCTGAAGTTCTAAGCCCGGATACTTTTTAAGGTGCATATTCATATTCCTAGTCACCAATTCATTCCAAGTCTCTCTTCTGTTTTCTTTAGGCAAAAACCTTGCATATTTCATATGCACAGTAATGTCGGATAAAATTTCATTAGATAGCTCTTTCATTTCTCACGTTCCCCCTTTTTTAAAGTCCTTATATTTCTCTTTCAACAATTCCATCTGGTGTTTCGCTGCTTTTTCCACAATATCATTTACTGTCTCATCTGTAGGTGGTAAAACCTTGATTTTTACGTTACTAGTGTCCATAAATATTGGATGTATAATTCCATCTGGACCGTTCCTGTTTTTTGCTACAAAAATCCTACCACCGTTAGTGCCCTTATCTTTAATCGTTCTCGAAACAGTAAATATAAAATCAGCAACGAAGCATTTATTAAATGCTTCGGAGATTGACTCCATAGTTATAACTTCGGCGTTAAGTCCGGATCGATTGGTTTGGGAAGCTGTCCAAATGGGGCACTCATAAATCTGCGCTAAACCTCGTAACTCTTCATAAATAGTTTCCAGCTGATGTCTTTTCTCATCTTTTGATGAAGAAGCTGGTTTTATTAAATCTCCGTAATCTACGATTATTAAATCAGGCTCGAAGCCTCTAAGTTTCATCTTTTCTAAGTGATTTTTTATCGTTTGAATGGACGCTGAGCGGGTTGGATACTCCTTTACTATCAGTTTTCCTTCAATTTCTTGAATCTCCTCGTACACCTTCTCTTTAAATGCTCTCAAGTCTGACAATCCAATGCCAGTGATAGCACTGTCGTATCTGTTTGCCACAACTGTGTCCGCCAACTCCAAAGTATAGTGGATAACGTTCTTTCCCTGTTTGAGAGCTTGGGCTCCGAGATGCACAAGAACCATACTCTTTCCGGCGCCGGTGGGAGCAATGACGACTCCAAGTTCGCCTTTGCCCAGTCCACCCTTTGTGATTTCATCCAATTCTTTCCATCCGAAAGAGACTGGATTTCTTACCTTCAGCTCGAAACGCTTCTCGAAATCCAGAAAGTAATCATATCCAAAGTTATTATCGCTTCCAAGCTTAATAGCATCATTGATAACCTTGCTTATCTCTTCAAAGGACGAACGCTTAATCAGGCTTACCGACTTGATCATGGCTTCCTTCAACTTCTGCTTTCTACAAAAGTCAAGAGCCTGATCCTTAATATACTCTGAGCCCTCTACCTCAAGACGAGTTGAGATGACTCTAGTGTAGTAATCCCTAATGCGAATGCGAATAGGTTCGGACTCCTCTTTGAGTTCCGTACGCAAAAGAGACAACATAATTTTTTGTGTTGGCTGGACATTGTACTTGTCCCTGTAGTTTCGAATGAGCCCAACAAACGTTCGGAGGTATTTAAGCTCTAAAAAATTTGTGTCGAACACTTCGAACATCTGATCTGCAAAAGGACGATCCGTCAGCATTAGCTGACACAAGTCCTCTTGAAACGACTTCCCGAATTTGGAAAAGTCTTCCCGCTCATTTTTCATGATTTTTCCTTAATTGAATGTCTTATTCTAACTTATATCGCAGAAAAAATCAAGCACTTTTTCTGTAATCTGACACAAACCTGTTAAACGCTACAAACAAGTCTGTTAAAGATACTTCCCCTATTCCATCCTTGTGCATCTCTGCTCTCAAGCCGCTCTTATTAAACTCTGGTTCAAAACCCTCCATCACCTCTCTAATCCTGTTGTGCGTCTGCACAGGCAAAGAAGGGGAGTAAAGCTGCATTAGCTTGTAGTTCTGCTCAATGAGCTTCCGCTCTGCCACTACGGAGTGGTGCACCTTTAGGGGCGACTCTTGCTCTTGACAAGTCTCAACCAAATCATTCAAGTAGTAAGTCTTCCCTTCGGAAAGGAAGGGAAACCTCTTTGCAACAGTGCCTAAACCGACACCCTTAAGTCCAGCGAGGTTATCACTAGAATCCCCAACAATAGCTCTCGCAAGAGCGAAATTAGTTGGATGAATGCCATACTCTTCAATTACCGCTTTCTTGTTCAACACTTGCTTTTGAGTGGGGCGATACAATATCGTCTTATCATCCAGTAGCTGAATAAAGTCTTTGTCAGACGACACGATTACCTTCTGGTGTTCCTGCATCGATGGATGTTGCACTATCGCTGCAATGACATCATCCGCTTCAACATGAGGTTCCAAAAACTGAATCACAGGCGTTTGATTCAGGTACTCCAGTACTCTGACTTGCTGCCATGTTTTGTTTTCTTCCTCTTCCTGTTCCGTCATGTTACGGATATCACGGTTTAGGCGCAAAGGCTTCCTGCCTGCCTTGTAATTCTTATTAACTGTCTTTCTTCGCGCGGATCCACCTTCGCCGTCCCACACAACAAAAATCTTGTCTGGTTTAATCTCTCTTGTCAGTTTGTTGAGGATTTTAAGAAATCCCTTCGAGCCGCCGATGGGCTGTCCATTCGACGACATGCTTGGATCAACTATGTACGATCTCAAAAACTGGTTTAATGCATCTACTACCATTATTCTCATATTTATACTCCTAAAATAAAACCACCTCTGGTAGAATACCAGAGGTGGTTGAAAAAGTCAAGAACTTTGAGCGGGATTATTAGTCCTTGACTTCAGTCTCTTCAGCTTCGTAAAAGTCGGAAGCTTTTCCAGTTCTATCGGAAAATTTCTTAATAACGTCTTCATCAATAATCTGCAAGACTCTGTTCGAAAACTTTTCGTCTTCCAGCTTCTTTAACCAGCCTTTACGCTGAAATTTCTCCTCTGTCCCATCTTCATGAACGAGCGCAAACCAAGCGCCTGCTTGTTTAAGGTTTTCAGAAATTTGAATGGCGTCAAACCAGCTTTCTTTATCCTGAACGCCGATATCTCCATTATCTCCCCACAAAATCTTAAAATTACACGTTCTGCCAGCAGTGCCGAAACGAGATTTTTCAATCTTCGCCTTCACCTCTGAGCCAATGCGGAACCCGTTTTCGTCCTTCACGAATGACGCCTTTGCCTTTCTGCCCGTCAACCACACTCTCAAAGAGTAGGAGTACGGCAAAGACTTTCCTCCCGGCGTCATGTAAGGCGTTGTTAGTGCCTCAGATGGCGAACGAGTAATATTTGTCTTCAGTTGATTGAGAACCAGCAAAGTTGCATCTGCATTGGCAATCGGAACAACCAACTTGGACATCCCCTTAGACAAGATTCTTGCCTTCTTACCAACTTCTGCGTTGGGATTAAAGTCTCCCGCAATATCTGACACCGATGGCGTTAACGCCAGCGAGTCCCAAATAAACAAAAGCTGATTACCAGTAGACAACAAGTCCTCAATCGTCTCAAGTACAAACTCAACAGACTGAGCTTGTGTATACAAAAGCCTGTCTAAGTCGCAACCTGCGCGCTCTAGAAAGTCAGGATCAATTGCAGATTCGGAATCAAAGTAAACAACGTCAATTCCCATCTTTTGGGCGTTCGCAGCTACTTGAGCCGCCATAAAACTCTTACCAGTTGACTCCAGTCCAGCAATCTCTGATATCTTGCCTACTGGAATGCCTGCAAGCTTGCCCTTGCATGTAATGGAATCTAGCCAGCGTGAGCCAGTTGGAATCCAGTCCTTTACAGCTGTCGGGTTGTCTTCCTTAAGACTGTATGCAACAGTGGAGCCCGCTCTCTTGTTGACAAGAGACTTCATCTGTTCAAACGAAACCTTGCCAGTCTTAATTTTGGTTATTTTTGCCACCGTTTTCTCCTAGAGTTGTTCAACAATATGTGAGACACCTGTAACCCCGTGCCTCCCTGCGGACAGTACTTTAACTGTTGAGCAAATCGTTGAATGCTGCCTCAACAGCATCCGTTCCACCCGTTGTCGTAGTAGTCGTAGTGGTAGTGTTACCAAAACGCTCGACTTCTCCGGTGCCACCGTCAGTAGACAGGAAGGTATCCAAAAGCTGATTTACCTCATCTGTCGTCTTGCGCTCGAAGAGATTTTCGAAGTTCGGAACAGTCTCAAGCAACTCCGCACAACGCTCTTCGCCGCCAACGTTATCATCGCACAACACCGTCTTACGAGGACGTGGGCGAATGTCAGTCGTCGGGAAAGACGCGCCAGGAGCCTTACCATACATAATCTTAAGATCGTTTCCATCATCTGGATCGGTGATATCACCATAGTCGGGATCCAAAACAATGTTCAGGAGCTTCTGGTAGGCTGTCTTGCCATATCCCCAAACTCGCACACCTTCGTTCTCTTCGCCGCGAACCAAGACAGGAGAAAAGAAGCGCTGCTTTGCAAACATATCCTTTGCAAGCCTCTTACTCTCTTCTGTGCCTTCATTCCACAACTTGTTACCAAAATCGCAAACAGGACATGCATCGCCGAAGTTACGCTTCGGACAAAGGAACCCTCCTTTTGCTACATTGTAGTGGAACCAGCGCTCCTTAAAGGGATCGCCATCTGCTGTCGGAACGATACGAAGGTTGTTCTCTCCATCATTCGGACGCCAAAAAACTTTCTTGCCTCCATCCTTGCCTTGCAAAGTGTTCAGCTTCTGTTTCATCTTCTCAATATCAATAGCCATTTTGTTCTCCTTATTTTTTTGCTCAATGGGCTAAAGCAAGTCGGCAAATTTCCCGACTAACTGCAACTATTATATGACATCCACTCTCAGATGTCAAGGACTTTTTTAACTTTTTTCGATTTCTTGAATTCTGGAAGAATGAGCCACCATATACACATATTCATCTTCATAATCTGTCGCGAATATGCCGTAACTCACTTTTATATTATCTGTTTTTCTAGATTTTACTTGATCTACGATTTTTCTAAAGAGGTGCACCTCAGTCTCCAGCTTGCTCTTAGGTATACCATAATAGTACTTGATTTCTCTCATATTGTCAAGAGGAAAAAACAATTTTTCTTCTCCTGTGTGAAAATCGACAAAACCATAAGTAGAAATTTTCGCTGAAGGCACAGGGCGAGAAAAAGTGTCAGATACTGACTTTGTGTTATTGAAGACGTTAATCATGTGAACTGTCGATATCAACATCTCGTTTAAGCTATCGTGATAGTTCATTATCGTTATGTTTTCCACCATCTTCTCCAACTCCATGTTGGATATCATATATATTCTGTTGAGAGCGCCAGATCTGGCATACTGCTGCAGAACATTTCTGGTAACCTTTTCTTGCAGGGTTTTAGACTCCCCCATCAAATCAATTTCTGGGTATATGTACAAAACTTGAATATTACACCCCTTCTTCACTAGCCTCTCCATCAAAACCAGCGATATCCCAGATGTGGTGCTGGCGCCACAAAGGATAATCAATACCTCTTCGTCTGAGACTCCTCTGAAGAAATTACCAGTCTTAACGTCGTAGTTTTCATACTCTTCGGGAGACTCATATACTGGAAGCTTTAAATACTTTTTCTCTTTTATGTCTTCAGAATCAACTTTGAGAACCTTGTATTGTGTGTAGTTTTCAAATTTTCTAGCTATATTGCACCCGACAGTGCCGATGCCAATTATCGTTTGCATGACATCTCCTTAAGGTTCCCGTAATCTTTGCCTGCACTGATATTTGCTTTAAAGTTGCCGAATCTGGTGTTCTCAAACAGCTCAACAATAGGCAAAAGACTCTTAAATTCGCTAGCCTTAAAGTCCAGAACCACAGAGTCATGAACCGTAAAAGCGATGTTTGTTTCCTTGTCTGACAAGTACTCAAATATCTTCAATGCATTTTCCAAAACCAAGTCGTTTGTCGTTGACTGAATCAAGTAATTTAGAGAATGGTGCTTATCTGCTGCCATGTCTCTTCCGTATGGAGTCGTAACAGTTTCTCCATCCCAAAAATCATCTGACACGTTTCTATCATAATATTTTTCTATCATTTCGTCTCGCGCAGTGGGATTGTAGAGCCATGCAAAAAATCTCTCTTTCATTTCATTTCGCGAGATTGTTCCATTGGCTACGTTGCTCACATTCCACTGGTGTATATCCCCTTCTGGCTGCTCTTTGCCTGAAAGAGCCAACAATGTTCTGATTTCTGCACCGTTATAATCCAGCTCCACAAACAAGTCATTTTTAGGCTTGACAACGCAGCGATGTTCTTTATCCATCGTCAATATCGGAAAGTATCCCTTTACGTTTGTCAGGCGTCCCGTTTTAGAACCAAACATATTATATCGCACATAGGGGCTAATTTTTACCAGTTTTTGTGAAAAGCTCCTTGTTTTAATTTGATGTAACTTTTTGTTTAGAGCTTTTGCGTCTATACTGAGCTTTTGGTTTCCTATCGTTTCTATCATTTCATGCACAGATGAAAGGAAATCATAATTTCTCTGCTTTTCACATACCTCGAGCGCATGTTTCGTTATTTCGTTCCTAATCCCATAATAATCAAGCAGAAACTTATCCGGCACCATGTCAAAAAAACAGTTCTCTTCAAGAGAAACCTTCGCATGAGAAAAAGAGCGAAAAAAGGCACGCATCTTGTTTTCTGCCGAAGCCCATTCGTCCCTTAGAGAGTCTGGGCACATCTCTGATAAAGTGGCGCCGGCTGACATAACGTATGCGTAGTCAACGTGATTGGGTGTGGAAATTGAAGGCGAGTGTTTCCAAGTTGCAGAAAGACTTTCAGGCGGATCTCCAAAAACTAACTCATCATTTGCAAAGATGCCGAAACACTCTTCTTTCGAATCAAGCGCTTGAAAAATCAATCACATACTCCAGTAGAAATTATTCGTTAAAAGCTTCTGTCGAGCTTTTTCCATTCATAGATAATACACTAGTTTCCTTGCTCTTGTCAAGAGAAAAAGGAGATATTCCCTGATTTAATGTACTATTTACACTTTTCAGGGCTGTGTTTATGACGTTTAGTCCCTTTTCTATATTATACTGGCTGGATGCCAGCATAGCTCTCTTTATTGTGCTTTCGAAATCTTCCTTTGTGAAATCTCTTGTTACTCTAGTTTCCATTAGTCTAATTCTTAAGAGAAGGCGGAACCAGTATTCTTCGTCATACCTCGGGTTCAAAGGATTGAACTCTATCCGACTAGCCAAATCGGTTTTGGTGGAACCAGAACATCTCCTCGTTGACTTTCGGAACGGATATGCGTTAACAAACATGCCATAAGTCGAAGTAAAGAAGCTTCGAATCTCATCCATATCCTCCAAGTGAGACTTGAGGCAGAATTTTTCAAAATAATTAGATGCAGAGCCGGGACTCCAACTGACACCAGATCGAGACATATAGGTTTGCATTTGCGGTGATGCTAAGTTTGCCACAATCCTCCATGGGGCGTTTTCATCAACAAAAAACCCGAATTTAGCCAACTTTATAGTATATAACCTAAACCCATTCTTGTCGCTCAACATCCTCATCTTATGAGCCTCGTCGGACAAATCTTTATCGTCTGTCTCTATTACCAAGCCTGTGGTGGCTATCGGAGTCGACGCATGGAGTATCGCAGCAGTCTTTGTTAGCGGTATTGATGCTGCGCTGTCCGAAAAGTATTTACAAAAAACCTCAACAAAGTCATCAAAG